AGGCGTTAAAGTTCTGTAAACAACAAGAACTACAAAAGGTTATGACTAAGGCTCAAAAAATCATCGATGGTGGTGAATTTGAGAACTACGATACCCTTGAAGAATTAGTTAGAGGAGCTTTACAAGTGGGGGCCAAAGACACGAGTTCAATGGATGTCTTCTCTAACATTGATCAAGTCCTTGATGACGATTACAGACACCCAATTCCAATGGGAATACCTGGTATTGATAGACTACTTAAAGGTGGTTTGGCTAAAGGTGAGATTGGAGTTATTTTGGCACCAACAGGTGTGGGTAAGTCAACTATCTTAACTAAGATTGCGAACCACGCATTTAACTTAGGAAACAACGTACTTCAGATCTTTTTTGAGGATAACCCTAAGGTAATCCAAAGAAAACATTACACACTTTGGACTAAGATTCATCCTGACGAATTGTCTGAAAAAAGAGATGAGGTTATTCAAACAGTTAAGAATATTGAGGAATCTATGTCTAACAAATTAATCATGAATAAATTACCGTCTGATACGGTAACTATGTCACAGATTAAGAATCAGATTAGAAAGATGGTAGCGGATGGAACTAAGATTGATATGGTATTACTTGATTACATTGACTGTGTTGTTCCTGATAAGAATTTAGGTGATGAATGGAAGAGTGAAGGGTCTGTAATGAGAGCATTCGAGGCAATGTGTCACGAAATGGATTTAGTTGGATGGACCGCAACTCAAGGTAATAGAAGTTCTATTTCTTCTGAGGTTGTAACAACTGATCAAATGGGTGGGTCAATTAAAAAGGCGCAAGTTGGTCACGTTATTATTACGGTGGCAAAAACACTTCAACAAAAAGAAATGAAATTGGCAACAATAGCGATTACAAAATCAAGGGTTGGTGATGACGGAGTTGTATTTGAGAATTGTAAATTTGATAATGCAATGTTAGACATTGACACCGAGAGTTCTATGACTTTCTTAGGTATTGAAGAACAGAAAGAAGAAAGACAACGATTGAGAGTCAAAGAGTTGTTAGAAAAAAGACAACAAAGACAAAAAGACGAAACAAAAAATAATTAATTTTTAAAGAAAGATGGAAAAAATATTAGTAGAAAACCCTAATAGGTTTGTTATATTCCCAATAGAACACAATGACATATGGGAATACTACAAAATGCACCAAGCGGCATTTTGGACGGCAGAAGAAGTGGATTTGACGAATGATATTCGTGATTGGGAAAAATTAACAGATAATGAAAAGTTCTTCGTAAAGAATGTATTGTCATTTTTTGCGGCTTCTGATGGAATCGTAAATGAAAATTTGGCAGAAAACTTCTATCGTGAAGTACAATACCCTGAGGCTAAGTTTTTCTACGGATTTCAATTGGCAATGGAGAACATTCACTCATTAATGTATTCATTGTTAATTGATACGTACATTAGTGATCCAAAAGAAAAAGATGAGTGTTTTAATGCGATTGAGAACCTACCAGCGGTTAAGAAAAAAGCGACATGGGCACTTAATTGGATTGACAATGCATCTTTCCAAGAAAGATTAATTGCATTCGCAGCGGTTGAAGGTATATTCTTTTCAGGATCTTTCTGTTCGATATTTTGGATGAAGTCAAGAGGAATAATGCAAGGGTTGTGTAACGCAAACTCACTTATCTTTAAAGATGAAAACTTACATTGTGATTTTGCAATTCACTTATTAAACAACCATTGTGAGGAAAAACCATCTGAAAAAAGAATTAAAGAAATTTTGTTATCGGCTTTAGAAATTGAAAAAGAATTCATTACCGAGTCATTACCTGTATCATTAATTGGGATGAACTCAAACTTAATGAAACAATATTTGGAGTTTGTTGTTGATGGTCTTTTACTTAAATTTGGATGTAGTAAAGAATTTAACGTTGAACAACCATTTAAGTTCATGGAACAAATTGCGGTTGAAACAAAAGGTAATTTCTTCGAGTCAAGAACAATGGAATACCAAAAAGCAAAATTGAATGAAACGATTACGTTTGAAGAAGATTTTTAAATATTAAAAAAATATGATGTCACTTAAAATATTAAAAAGAGATGGGGAAAATGTAACATTTAACCCACAAAAAATTTACAATAGAGTTAAAAGATCTGCAAAAGGTTTGAATGTTAATTCAGATGAGATCTTCATTAAAGTTATTACTTCGGTACCTACTGAAGGTGTTATAACAACAAAGGAATTAGATAAATTAATCTATGAGATTGCGGCTTCGTACACTGGAAGTCATCACGACTATTCAAGATTAGCGTCTTCAGTTGCGATTTCTTCGTACCATAAAGAAACAAATCCAAGTTTTTCTGAAACTATGAATTTGTTATTCAGTGATGGTATCATCAATGAAAAATTGGTTGAAACGATTAAAGAGTATGGTGAAGATTCTATTGATGAGGTAATTAACCATGAAAACGATTATAATTTCGATTATTTTGCTTGGAGATCATTACAGGAAATGTACCTATTAAAAAGACCTAATGGTGTTGTAGTTGAAAGACCACAACATATGTACATGAGAGTCGCATTATGGGTTACGGATAACTTTGTTGATGCGGTTGAATACTACAAATCATTATCTAATCAACTTATTTCTAAGGCAACACCAATTATGATTAATGCTGGTACAAAGGTGCCTCAATTAGCGTCTTGTGTGTTACATTACAATAATTCAGATTCAAGAAATGGGTTGTTAAATACATTAACGGATATATCAACTTATTCTTCAGATGCTGCGGGTATTGGATTATCAATGTCTAACATTAGAAGTAAAGAAAGTAGAATCTCAACTTCAGGTGGATATGCGGGTGGTTTGTTGAAATACCTTAAAATAGTAAATGAGTCATTAAGATTCTTTAATCAACAAGGTCGTAGACCAGGATCTGCGGCGATCTATCTTGAACCTTGGCATAAAGATATCTTTGATTTATTGGATATTAAGAAGAACACAGGTGCGGAAGAACTAAGAGCTCGTGATTTATTTACGGCACTTTGGATTCCTGATAATTTCATGAGAGCGGTGAAAGATAATACTGAATGGTATTTATTCTGTCCTAACGATATTATCACTGCAGGTATTAAACCATTACAAGAATCTTTTGGTGATGAGTATGAAGAAAATTACAACAAGGCAGTTTCTTTAGGTTTAGGTAAAAAAGTTAAGGCACAAGACATTTGGTCTAAAATTATCGAATCACAAGTTGAAACGGGTATTCCTTACTTATGTTCTAAGGATAGTGCGAACAGAAAGACTAACCACCAAAACATTGGGGTGATTAAACAATCTAACCTTTGTAATGAGATTTACCAATACACAGATGAGGAAACTACTGCAATATGTACATTATCTTCAATTGTTCTTAAAAACTTCATTACGAATGGTAAATTTGATTTCCAATTATTGTTTAGTGAAGTAAGAAAAGTAGTTAGAACTTTAAATAAAGTTGTAAATATTAATAATTACTCAACACAAAAAGGATTGAAAGGTGGTTTAGAACAACGTGCAATTGCTATCGGAACACAAGGTTTGGCTGACGTATTCTACTTACTTGACTTAATCTTTACTGATGAAGAGGCAAAGATCTTGAACAAACAAATCTTTGAAACCATTTATTATGGGGCTATCTACGAAAGTAATGAGTTATGTAAAAACGGTAAACACGAACCATACAAACACTTCAAGGGGTCACCTATGTCTAAAGGTATTTTCCAATTTGATATGTGGGATTTGAATGAAAATGATTTGTCAGGATATTGGGATTGGAATAAATTAAAAGAAGATGTAAAAGAGTATGGAGTATGTAACTCATTATTCACGGCACAAATGCCTGTTGCATCTTCGGCTAAAATTACAGGATCATTTGAAATGACTGAACCGGCTCACTCGGCATTATTTAACAGAAGAGTTGTTGGGGGTGAGATCATGATTGTGAACAAATACTTAATTGCTGACTTTGAGAAAATTGGTATATGGTCTGAAGATTTAAAGAATGAAATTATTATGAATGAAGGTTCAATCCAAAACATTAATTTCAATAACTACTTAGATCCTGAGGACAAACATTATAATAAGAAAGTTAAAAGAATTGAGCATTTAATCCCTAAGTATAAAACTATTTGGGAGATTTCACAAAAAGAACTTATCAACATGGCGGCAGACAGAGCACCATTTATTGATCAATCACAATCAATGAATATCTATATGTCAAATCCAACATTGTCAAAGATTACCTCATCACACTTCCACTCTTGGGAGAAAGGATTGAAGACACTTTGTTACTACGTTAGAACGAAGGCGATTTCAACAGGAGCAAAACACTTGGCGTTGGATATGACAAAGAGAGAACCAATTAAAAAAGTTGAAATACCAAAAGTAGACTTTTCTAAAATGGATTTACCACAAAAACCTGATAGTTCAGAGTTTGAATGTTTCGGATGTTCATCTTAGGATGAATCGTGTATCACGATAGGGAATCACGGCTTAGGTCGTGATTTTTTATTTTATATGTATTTATTCAAAACACATAGATACTATATTTATTAGATATGGCAAATGGAATAACATACGGAATAAATTTTCCTTTTAGAGAATCTTACGTTGGTAAATATTTAGATATTTCTGATACAACTGAAGAGGAAGTAAGAAGTAATTTAATTCATTTATTGTTAACTAGAAAAGGGTATAGATATTATCTTCCTGATTTTGGGACAAGGTTATATGAGTATATTTTTGAACCTCTTGATGGACCCACATTTAGTGAAATTGAGGGTGAAATTAGAGATTCTGTTGAAAAATATATGCCGGGGGTATTAATAACGAATATTTCTATAACTGACGCTTCTTTAGGTGAAGAAGATAAAGGTACATTTATTAATCCTGATGGAGAGAGGGAATTTAAAGTACAAGGTATAAGTGAAAAAGAACATACCGCAAAAATTAAAATAGACTATAAGGTCACAAATCAAGCCTTTGAAAGTAGTGATTTTGTTATTATCAATATTTAATAGTATATGGCTGAGAAAAAAATATCCTACACAACCAGAGATTTTCAGGGAATAAGAACTGAGTTAATTAACTTTACACGTACTTACTATCCTGATTTGGTACAGAACTTTAACGATGCTGGGGTTTTCTCAGTAATGTTAGATTTAAATGCTGCCGTTACAGATAACCTACAATTTAATATTGATAGAAGTATCCAAGAAACGGTATTACAATTTGCACAACAAAAATCTTCAGTATATAATATCGCTAAGACTTACGGGTTAAAAATTCCGGGTCAAAGACCTTCAGTGGCATTAGTTGATTTCTCAATAACGGTTCCTGCGTTTGGTGATAGAGAAGATTTAAGATATTGTGGTATCCTAAGAAGAGGATCCCAAGTAAATGGTGCGGGACAACCATTTGAAACCGTATACGACATTGATTTTGCTTCAGCAATAAATTCTGAAGGAACATTAAATAGGTTAAAAATACCTAACTTTGATGCTAATGGTAAACTGTTAAATTACACCATTACAAAAAGAGAGGTTGTTGTAAACGGATTCACAAAAGTCTTCAAACGAGTTATCACACCAAATGATGTGAAACCATTCTTTGAATTATTCTTACCTGAAAAAAATGTTTTAGGTATAACAAGTGTTCTTTTAAAAGACGGGACACAATATAATACAATTCCAAATCCACAAGAATTTTTAGGTTTAGAAAATAGATGGTATGAAGTTAAGGCACTTGCTGAAGACAGAGTATTCATCGAAGATCCAACTAAAGTTTCTGATCAACCTGGTATTAAGGTTGGTAAATATATTTTAACTAACACTAAGTTTACGTCAGAATACACACCTGAAGGTTATTTAAAAATGACATTTGGTGGTGGTAATGTTTCTGCGGAAGAACAACTTAGGGACTTTGCAAGATCAGGTAAAGGATTTGACTTAAACAAATACTCTAACAATTTAGCGTTAGGTGCCGCTCTTAAATCAAACTCAACATTGTTTATACAGTACAGAGTTGGTGGAGGACAAGCGACTAACTTAGGTATTAATGTTATCAACCAAATTGGTACGGTTTCATTCTTTGTTAATGGTCCTTCAGAAAGTGTTAACAGATCTGTTATTAATACATTGAAATGTAATAACGTTACGGCAGCGATTGGAGGGGCAAACGCACCAACACTCGAAGAAGTAAGAAATATGGTCTCATATAACTTCTCTGCTCAAAATAGAGCGGTTACAATAAATGACTACGAATCAATTATTAGAACAATGCCTTCTCAGTTTGGTGCACCGGCAAAGGTTGCAATTACTGAGGAAAATAACATGATAAAAATAAAAATGTTATCTTACGACACAAGTGGTAATTTAACTGATACAATATCAAATACTTTAAAAAGTAATGTTGCAAGTTACCTATCAAACTACAGGATGATTAATGACTACATTTCAATTGAAAGTGCGAACCCTATTGACTTGGCGGTTAATGTTGATGTTGTGTTGGATGCTAGTCAAAACCAAGGAGCAATTGTATCTAAAATTATTGACATCATTACAACATACTTTAGTCCAACAACAAGACAATTAGGTCAAAATGTTGTTGTATCTGAATTAAGAAGATTGATTCAAGCGGAAAATGGTGTAGTGAGTATTTCTGATATGGAATTCTTTAATAAGGTTGGGGGTCAGTACTCTTCAAACCAAACATCTCAGAAATATTTAGATCCTGCAACAAAACAAATCCAATTAATTGCAGACACAATTTTCGCAGAACCTACACAAATCTACCAAATTAGATTCCCTAACAAAGATATAAACGTTAGAGTTATCAATTTAAGTACAGTTAATTTCTCCTGATAATTTATTTTTTTTTAATTAGAACTATTTTTTGAAAATAGGAAATAAACTATTTATCAAAAAAGACTTTAATGCCGAAATCATATAGAATAAGGACCCAAGTAGGTGTCGACAAATACATCAACGTAAAGTTAGATCAAGATTTTGATTCTTTAGAAATCCTATCTTTAAAAATTAACCAATCAGATCTTTATACGAAGGTATGTTCGGACTATGGAGTTATAGTCGGTAGAATTATAGTAAACGGTGGTTTTGGGTTACCAAACGCTAGGGTGTCTATATTCGTACCATTAACTTCAGAAGATGAGTTAGACCCAACAATATCTGAATTATACCCATATAAAACTTTATCTGACAATAATGATGCTGGTTATAGATATAATCTATTACCTCATGATCCGTCATATAGTGTCCATTCGGCAACAGGGACTTTTCCAAATAGGGAAGAAGTTCTATTAGATCAAACTTACATTGAAGTTTACGACAAATATTACAAATACACTGTTAAAACAAATGATAGTGGTGATTATATGATATTTGGAGTTCCTGTTGGAACTCAAACTGTTTTTATGGATGTTGATTTATCCGATATTGGGTGTTTCTCATTAACACCACAAGACTTAATTAATGCGGGTCAGGCAACTGAAACACAAGTAAATGGGTCTACATTTAAGAAGTCATCAAATTTAAGTGAATTACCACAGATTAAAACATTAAATAAAAATGTTGACATATCACCTCTTTGGGGTCAAGAAGACATTTGTCAAATAGGAATTACGAGAGTTGATTTTGATTTAACCAATGAAGCAAACGTAACTATTAGACCTAATGCAATTTTCATGGGGTCTCTTATTTCGACAACTAACGATGATGCACTTAAGACAAATTGTAAACCAAAAAATAATACAGGTAACTTATGTGAGTTAATCTCAGGGCCGGGTCAAATATTATCTATTAGACAAACAATATATCCTGATAAAAACAATTTACCAGTTCTTGAAGAACATAAGTTTGAACAAGATGGTAAGATTATAGATGGAGATGGTTCATTTTTGGCAAATGTACCAATGAACTTGGATTATATTGTTACAAATGAATTCGGTGAACAAGTAATATCTAATGACCCAACAAAGGGAATACCAACAAAAGGAAGATATAGATTTAAATTTAAATGGAGTAATGAAGGTGGATTACAGAATGAGTTCCAACGAGCAAATTTCTTAGTTCCAAACATTAAAGAACATGGTTGGTCATCAAGTAGTACAGATCCATTTGATCCAAGTTCGACAACACCATTTTCTATTATAATGCCATCGACATTCCCTATTAATCCACCACAATATACGGGGTCAACAATTGCAACAACGAATGGTGGTCTTTTATTTAATGATTCTATTAATAGTAAAAACTTTACGATTTATATTGATAGTGGTAGTGGACCACAACCTTATTATGGTGATATAACGGTTATACCCGTTAATGCCGGTGACATTATTTTGGCGGTATCAGAACCAATAGATAATACCCAACAACAGGAAGTTAATTTTACTTTTTATCCTCAGAATTATTTTGATTTATTAAGATCATATACATTTAGTTTAGATTGGGATGATTATGTTGACCCATTATCTGCAATCAATTGTGAGGATACGTTCTACGAAATGAACTACAATAAAGTTTATACAACCGCAATGTTTCTTGATAGATACAAAAATGGAGTTTCAAGAGCAAGACATTTAGGGATTAAGGAAATTGATGATAGAAGTTGTAAATCAACGGTTAACACATTTCCTGCTAACGATATTATTAGAAATTTTGATTTCATATTTTTCATATTTAACATACTAATTAATATTTTAACATTCCCATTATTAGTATTATTATTTGTCGCCCACTTCATAGCATGGGCATGGCCTGTTTTAAAGTACCTGTTAATCGTTTTAGGAATCTATTTCGCTTTTGATGCGATAAGGGATATGATTGACTGGATAAACTCGTTAATTGAGGTATTTGCATTTGCACCATTAGGTGGACCTGTAATTAATTTTGGTTTGATATTAAGAATTGCCGCACAAGCGTTATCGTTCTTATTCCGATTGGCATTATCAATTGCGTTCATTGCGTTTACAATCAAATACTTACTTAAGATAAAGAATTTCCCAAGGATAGGTTTACCTATGATATCTTATCCTGAGTGTACAAGTTGTGATTGCGATTGTGGTCCTGCGACTTTGGAAGATGATATTGATGCAAATTCGGTTAATGATTCAATTGCGGCGCAACAAGAAGATACCGTTGACATCCAACTTGGTCAGGCAAACGGATTTTTAGCTCCCGTTAATACTCCGGCATCATATAATGTTATCCACCCTAATAGTCAAAATAACCCAGTTGAGAATCAAATGACACGTGATCAAGGTCCGTTTTGGGGTGGGGATTGTCTTGATGATGCGACTGACTCATGTACTAATTGTGGTGTGCCATCATTAATTACTGCGGCGATGCAACAAGATATAACACCTGAAGTTGCTGCGAGAGGTATTGTTGACTATCAAAGGATGTTTTCTGGGTACGACATATTAAGTTCAACGGGCGTAGTAGGTGAAACAACAATATTTAGTGATGAATTTGCATTATACCACGCACCTCAACCATTTATATTTGCGGCATGGGATAATGGGGGTGAAGACCCAAGAAGTTGGGGTTTCCCAACCCAAGAAACGTTTCCACAAAAATTGAACGAATTTAATACGAGAGATAAATACTTTAGTGGTGTAAACAGAATTAAAACTTATGTTAACCAATCTTTGGGTAATCTTCATTTTGAGGATCAAATTATTGTTCTTTTAGCTAATCCTGGAACAAAAGATCAAATGCAAGTTGGAAAACCAATTAGTTTTAATGATCCATTATTATCGAATGGTTACGTTAACGTAACGGGAGGTACTTTAAACCAATTTGGTAATAATGCAATTACGGGTACCACAATAACGGGAACAACATCAATAATCGTTAATTACGCTAACCCTGCAAATAATAGTAGTTTTGCGCCTCCGGTAAGTATTATTATTAATCAACCAATCATTACAAATGTTACCGCATCAACACCGAATAGTGAAACTAGTTATTTACAGTACCCTACTGATGTTGAATATTTTCAGATGATAACAGGTATGACGGCATCTGATTTCTTTGCTTTAAGTGGGGGTGACTTAGGTACATTACCAACATCATCGTTCTTAAAACATAGAATTAAATTTAAATATTGTTGTGGAAGTAGTTATTATAATCCAGAATATGATGCGGGTGAGGCCTTTACTCAAATGACAAATTATGAAAATTTTGAAATTATTATATTAACTAGGGGTGTTGACGTACATACCGCACCACAAAAAATTAAATATGATTTATCAAGAATATTTGGCCAAGCGTTTGGTAATGTTATAACACCTGAAGGTGATTACTATTTAAATGTACCAATACAACCAACGGGGTTAAAACCCGCTAGTCATAATACCGCAACAAATAGTGCGACTAATCTGTATTTTCCTTCATATAATTTTAATATAGGACCTGCGGTTGGAGCTAACCCTAACTACACGGCATTTACCTCAAATTACCCTTATTACTATCTTTCTACTGATGACACTAGTGTTGCCAATTATACTCCATATACTCTTTGGTCTGGATTAAATTCTTTAACCGTAAGTACTCAAAGAACAATATTATCTGTTAGTAATTTTACATTACCAAGATTAACCTCAGACTATATTGGTGGTGGTACATTCTTAGGTTCACGATCTAATACGTCTTATCCTTCTTGTGGTAATAGTAATAATGCGGACACACCTAATACTGGTGATCCGGCTAAAGGAGAAATAGGAGATGTACCATCAGGTCACTTAAATGCGTTATATTCACCTGTTTACTATAGATATGGGTTACCTGGTGTTAATTTTAATGATAAAACTAAAATGGTAATGAGAAGTGACCGACTACCAACATCCACAAAAACTGAAAATGGTGCTGGTTCGGTAACAGGTTTTGCGTTACACCAAAATAACAATTTCACGTATTATAGTTCCGACGGAACTGCATCAACATCAAGTACAGGTGTTGCGAGTGATTTGGCTTCAGGTAATCAATTTGATTTACCAGATGGAATTGCATCCATTGCGTCAACATTAACTTGTGATGATATGGTTTCATTACAATGTTATCAAGGTTCAGGAAGTAATGTTACAGTTATACCTGCTGATCAATGTATTGTTCCTGAGGGTAGAGTTAAAAAGGGATGTTATTGTTTATTAAATAAAAAATACATTTCAGAGTATGATGAAGATGTAAAATTATTCTTAGAATGGAAGACAAGGTTTACAATTACGTTTGCCGCTTGTCGTGGTGTATTTGCACAAGTGTTCCAAAATAATTGGATAAACGGGGTATTATATATGTTCTCATTTAATAAGACCGCAACATACACAATACAAGATCCTAACACACCAACATATAATTATTGTGACGATGTTATTGTTTTTAATGAATTAAGTAATGGTTTCTATTATAGATCTTCACCATGGAAAGAAAGTTCACAACAATTCATCGGAAAAAGTAAGCCTTTGATTAACCCATTATGGCCATCATCAATAGTTAACGGATATCCTGGTTTGGGATATAATGAAAAACAAATACAATTCCCAACCACTATTGCCGATTTAGGGCCTAGAGATCAATTTATTACTGAGATATGTAATAATTCTAATTTTAATGGTTATATGGTGGATCAAGTTAAGTCAACCTCATACCAAGATACGTCAGATTTAATTCAGATAGGGTTCTTATCGAGATTGTTAAATGATACGTTTAGACAGGCGATATTACCTATTACAACAGGTGGTGGTAGTACAGAAGGTAAAGGTATTATACAATTCTTCAATAGTACTAGAAAGGCTGATAGAATAGACGGTGATTTTGCACAAGCATTATCGATAAATTCTGAATGGAAAATTAATCCGTTTATTTTTGAAAATTACCCTAATCCAAACTCAATTTATTTTGGAGATGATAACCAATCACCACCAAGACCTGTATTTGGTATTTTATTTGAGTCACCAACAAATGAATATAAATATAGAAGAAGACTAACCCCTGGTTTTGAGACTTATAGTCAAATACCTTTAATTGAGGATTATTATGGATTCCCAAAAACACAAGATGTTCCTCATTACCAATGGAGATTAGAGTCGTCACCAAACATTTTTGGTTCTGAAAATAATAATTGGTATACGTACTCTCCTTTTTTCCATAAAGGGTATCAAAATTTGGATTTCAATGTGGATCCTTATTTCCAATCATCAACAACTAAATTAGGTATAATAACTAATTTTGATGTTAGTGGTCAGCCATTACCAACACCACAGGTCACAAATCAAGTCATAGTTGGGGCACCATTCCATTTTTATTTTGGATTGAATAATGGTAAAACTGCAATTGATAAGTTTGTTAAATTATACGTAAATACCGAAGGATAAAATGATAGATAATTCAACAAATATTGTATTAGGAAGTTTAAGATATAAAGGATCAAGTGATACCAATCTATTTATAAATGTTCCATTGGAACAAACAGAAAAAGAGATAATTGAATTTGATAGAAATGTTGATTTAAGTTTACAACAGGTTTTTGATGATGAAAGACAATCATCGTCAATTTTTAGACCTGTAACTAAATATACTTTCATATTTAAAAACGAATATACGGGATCAACAACATATGTCCCATATAGAAATAATTTGTATTATACGAATGCAATTAATAATGCAATATCTTACGCAACAAATCCTAACACGCCTTGGGAAGGTTATCCTCAGTATAGTGAATTTGATTTTATTAGACTTGATAATAATATTCCAGGTTATACACAACCTCCAAATAATCATGTGACATTCATAAATAAAAGTGCTTCAACCTATAATTGGACTCATTATATGAGTTACGCTTATAGTAATGATTATACCAAACCTTTATTTGCGATTGATAGTGAAACATCGGCATCTTGGTTTTGGATGGCATCAGATGGTATACCATTTACGATAACATCAGGTAGTGATAATAATGGGAACTACATTACATTTAAATGTCCGATGAAACACGGGGTATTAACAGGTGAGTACGTAGAATTTCCATTTAATTATAATGGGGAAACTATTTTCCAAGTTAATAGTCTTGGGGACGCAGGATTTGGAAGTGAGGAGTACATTTTCAACATATATAATGTTGGGTTTACAGGAACTACATTCCAAAGTGGGACCTCAAGTACATTCAGAAGAATAATAAATAAAAGTAATGTAGGTGAAACAAGATCCGAATATTATGTTAGGGTACATAAAATATTAACTAATTCTGAATCTGCATTATTAATAAAGGCTGGGTTTGAACAAAACATTTTTGAGTCAAAATCAAAATTTGAGAAAGATGTGTTAAGTCCAAATAACATTAATAGAACTTCAGTTAGAGAAGGGAATCAATCGTATACTTTATCCTTTAATACTGATATAGATATCAAACCATTACGTGATAATCAAAATAGACCAATTTCTGAACTATATTTTACTACGATATGGAAAGGTTACTTTGGATGGACAAAAGGTATGAAACAAGGTTGGGGATTTAACCAACCATTAGATAATGGATTACCAAATTCTTGGTGGGACCAAGGCAACTTCTTATCGAATACGAACATAACACAAGGACAATACAATTCAAATACTCTTCCACCAGTTGGACCATTTTATTATAATAATGATTTGGTTTCGGGGAATACTATTGATGGTGATTATTGTGAATGGAATGACTATGAACAAAAAGAAAGAGTAATTTCTAAGTACGTTCATAAAATAATTTATAATGATCTTAAATTTAATATTGTAACTGATGCGGATCCTGCAAATGAATTCGGTTATTATTATAACCCACATAGTCCAATCGTAATTAGACAATATTCCGATTACATTGAAGAAGCTGACACTAATTTAATATTAGATATTCCTGATTATGCATTCTATTCTAACCTATCTAATAGTTTCAGATGGAGAGACCTATATACTTATGGATATATAGATAGTGGTGGTATTGGAGTAAATTACCCATTTATGAATAATAAACACTATCCATACGTAAATACTATTTTTAGGTTAACACCTGAAGGTATAGGTGTACAAAACATAAACGATATTGCGGAACCAATAATAGATGAGTGTGAATAAAATTAAAATAATAAGACCAACTACTGATCAATATGTGAATATTCCTATTGAAATGAAATGGGATTTTAGTGGTCAGGAAGATAGTATTTTAGATTACCAAAAAGAAATGGTTAAGGAAGTTGTTGGAACACCAAATGACTTTGAAGTAAGCCAATTTGCTCACAATTCATTCAGTGATGATACCACCGATATTAATTATGAATTTTATTTTTATGATAATACTTTACCGATTACCGCAAATACGGTTACTCAGGCAAATTGGGGAATATCATATTTAAACGAGGGTTTTACTAATGAGGAAGTCTATTATTATACAAAACCTTTTACCAAGTCATTCTTTAAATTGGATTTTTATGATACGACTGATGAAAAAACACAAAAGATTTATTTTACAATAATTTTACCTGTACAACAGGGGGATTTTATGAGTGTAAGTTTAAATGCGTTATTACCAAATGTTGACATTAGAAAACCTAAATTCAAATTAGATTATATTGGAGATAAAGAAGGTTTCTTTATTTATTGGTTAAGAGAAAGAAATTTTTATGATATAAGTGAATTCTATGTGTCAGGTAAATTCTTTGATGCAAAATTAGGTGTTTATGTTGTAATGACCAATACACCACAACCATTGATAACACCAAATAAATTTAATTTTTTACCTGAAGACTATTTTTATTATAAAGTAAACTTAGATTATAATAATAAGACATATGTTGCATCATCCACTTCTACAACATTAAGGGTTGGGAGTGATGTGACACCAATAAAATGGTATGAATACGTAAACCCATAATGGAAGAACAAAAATATTACTTTAAAATATCACCTGAAAATATTTTCGGAGATCTTAGATTGGTTCAATACACCGGTGGTACTGATGTGTACGATACAACTGACCCATGTTGTCCAATATTAACGGGAGAAACATCGGTAACGGGAGTTGACTTTATTGGTGTTTATACGGGTATGTCTTATGTGTTGTCAGGAGGAACAAATGGTGATTCACTTTTAACTGGATTAACAATACCAATAATGATAACACAAACTGCCGTTGACATGGGATATTATTCTGTGTTTGATGGTGCGGTTTTACAAAAAGATGTGATTAATAATTTCTTATTTTCTGCAACAACGGGTAGTCCTTACACATATTATTTTTATAATACATCAGATACTGAATTCATTAAATTTTTATCGTTGGTGACTTATGTTGTTGATTGGGGTGATGGATCACCAAACGTAACAATTACGAGTACCTCACCAATATCTCACAATTATCCGACATCAAATAGTGAGTATCAAATCACCATGACTGCAACATCACCATGGGGTATTTCAAAGATAACAAAAACTATAACAACACCATTTAATGATGTAGTAATTACAAACCCTAATGGTGATGCAACATTTACACCGGCTGGTGGCAATTGGACAGGAACATCATTTAATTACGACTATATCTTTAGTGGAGATTCAAATACGGACATTAATGATTTCTTCAGTTACAATTATACAACTATACCATTTTTAGTTTCGGGTTATACTGAATCTACGATAAATGATTTATCACAATACGGACCTAAAAGTAATCTTTATGGTGGTAAATTTAAAATTGGGGTACAAGTTACAGGAACCACAGGCAGTGTTGGTACAGTATGGGGACCTGACCCAAATGGGTTATATACTGCATATACTATAAATCAAATTGATTATTTTGATTACGAGGAGTTTACCGTTTTTATGGTTTATTCGTCAGGATTTACTCAAGATAATATAGTAATGTCAGGTTTAACTAAAAACGAAGCGTTAATAAATGTTATTGATCAACCTGAGGTCCAAACCAATGTTTTTATTGAGAGAGGTAAAAACTCTGCATTAGAATTCATTGAAAGGATTGGTGAAGTTGATAATGTTGGGGACTTAGAAAAATACGGGTATGGATTTTTTAATGTCAAAAAAGACCTTAGTTAAGTATTTATTAAGTAAGGAAAAATAAACTAAATATAAATTAAATTCTTGTGGCTACAGGTAATTACGGAACAATAAGAAGTGCGGACGTTAGTCCTGATGATGTAGAGATCATCTTGAATTATACGCCATCAAGAGACGAGACAGATAACTTCATTTTATCAAAGTTGGATGCTAAATCTGTTTTACGACCATATTTTCATAATTCCGCAACTGGCGGTAATAATGGTGTTGAAATATTAGGGGGGTTATACAATCTAAAGTTACCTGCTGACCAATTCAACAAATTGGGAATCTATACCCTTTATATAAGACCCGCTGAGATCAGAACTAAGATAACAGATTGTGGGGTTTTATCTTCATTACCTAATGTTAAAGGTATTATTATTGACTTGAACAATGTTCCTTCTCAATATAGAAATAAATTTGTTAATCAAGGTTTAATTGGATTTAGAGTTGAATACTTAAATTCCGATGGAACAAAAATCCCTAACTTTTTTAGAATCATAACCTCATCATTTTATTGTGAACCTGTTGTTCAAAACTTAACGAACACATCACAAAAGGCTATTAGATATAGATATGTTGAAAGTACATCTAACTTACTTTTTTGTACTCTTTCACCATCTTCTTCACCAACTAATAAACCAAATGCAACACCGTTTATTGGACAACCTGATCAAAATATTGTAATAACAAATACATTTTTTAATCCGATAACTACGGAAGTTGAAATAGTAGAACACGATATATCAACATTGGCAATTGCTCTTTATGGTAATCAAACCAAATCTATTGATGATGGTATCTACACAATCTATGATAGTGCTAATAACATTTACAAACAATACAATTTATTTGAAGTTCGTGATCAGTTTAATGAGTTATTATATGAGGTTAGACAAGATAGAAATAATAACATTGATTTTAGTAAAAGTTTTAACAACATAGTATAAAATGGCAGTAAAAAAATATACGTGTCCACCTCAGTCTGCAAGCGGTCAAGGAACATTTTCTGACAACTTAGTTGGTTTACAACTTGTTGATGGGGGAGGTTTTACTCAAGCAAATTTTGAATTTACTACGTCAATTACTGAAAAACAAAATAGAAATTTTAATATAGGTGCATTTTCAGATCCAATATCGTTGGATAGTATGAATATTGAAAATATAACAGAATCTAGAGTTATACAATCTAAGAATTTTAAAGTTTACCCTAATTTTGATTTATCTCAAGTGACTAATTTCACTTTATATGGATCGTTAGTTAAAAGAATATCAACATCAATATCACATATCATTAATTTTTTTCCTGCCGGGTTAGAGGTTAATTCAACATTACCTAACTATAGTACCGCAGAAACGGCACTTAATATTCAGTTTGACCCTGTTGAAAATGAAACAACATTTGATGTTTACATAACTTCGTTAAGAAACCCATTTGATATTGATTATAGTTCAAACGCAAATAGAAACTTTGAATTACTTGAAATAGAAGTTTCTCGTTTAAGAAACTTTACTGTAAATTACACAAAATATTCGTTATTTACAAATGGAAATGAATATCCTGTTATTTTTTATAGTCCATCGAATAACACTTCAACGACATTAAATTTTGTTGTAAAAGGTAATCCATTTTCAGGAAATAACATATCATATGATACATTAGTTATTAGACCTAACGATATGTACGTTAATAAGACATTCAACGAGTCTATGGATGAGGTTGAACAATTCTTATTAAATAGATCTATCACTCCTATATATACGTCAACTTTTACGGTACCTAGAGAAAATGAAGATGGAACAATTTATTTAACAACACAAGCAATCACATTCCCTAAAAATGGACAATGGAATTTAGATATTACATCGGCAGCTTTCGATAATTACCTTGAGACTTTAAATGATTTTGCGTTTAATTTGGATTTGTATCGCACTAATTTAATTTCTCGTTTTTTAACGACAGGGGCGATAAAAGAATTTGACACTCCTGATCAAAAAATAGAAAAAGTATTACAAATATATGGTAGAAGTTTTGATGAAACCAAAAAGTTTATTTCGGCTTTATCAAACATGAATAATGTTAATTACAACATTAAAAACGATATCCCATCACAATTATTAAAAAATTTAGCACAAACATTAGGTTGGGATACAAATATCTCACCAATAACAAACGACCAATTATTGGATTCTGTATTCAGTACGGGAAGTAATAACTTTAGTGGTTTGTCAGTTGGTATGACACCTGAAGAACTTAACTATCAATATTATAGAAATTTAGTATTAAATTCGGCATACCTTTTTAAATCTAAAGGGACGAGAAAATCTATTGAAATATTATTAAGATTAATTGGGGCTCCTGAAGCATTAATTGAATTTAATGAATATATCTATATTGCGGATCAAAAAATTAACATTGAAGAATTTAATGGTCAATATGCTCAGTTATCAGGGGGTACTTACACACAACAATTACCGGCATTAGATACGACAGACATATATTATATTCAAGGACAACAATTCACAGGATTTACAACAACTAGTATTATTTCTGACGCTAACGTACTCCCTGAGGATTACCCTATTGATGATTTTGGTTATCCTATGATGCCAGCGGTAAGTGATTCTTATTACTTCCAAATTGGTGGAGGTTGGTTTGAATCTACACCACAACATAGGATGCCTGAACAGGTGGACACAACAAATAGTGTGTTTACGGGAGCAAATCCTAATTATCAAACAACTTTGTTACCATTTAATTATGGTGAACAATATTTACAACGATACAGAACTTTCCCTTATATGAATTTAGGGTATAAATTACGTAGAGTAGTTGATAATAAGAAAAGTTGGACAGACACCCAAACTGGTTTAAGAACTAATTTTGATGGTAATTTTAATGCGTATTATCCTGTTGATAATGATAAGTTAGTTATAAATGTTAAGAATGTTGACATATTCATGAATCCTTCCCAAGGTTTGGTTTATGACGTATGGACTATGTCTCGACAATATAATTATCCGATTCCTAATCAAGGATTAAATTATGTTGAACCAACACGTTGTAATCCTAATCCAAATACTCCTTATCCACAAAGAGGTGGGATAGATTGGACTGAGATCGTTCCAAAACCTAAAGAAAAAACATTTTTTGAGTTCGCACAAACTTTTTGGCATAACACAATTAATGTTAGAAATAGACAATTTATTACAGATGGAAAAACGGGGGGTTATCCAACTCTTCAATCTATCTATTGGAAATATTTAGAATCAGGTCAAGCAATTAACGTTCCTAACGATAATTTCACATACCAAACAATGATTGATTATGTTAATGGTTTGGGAACATATTGGATAAAATTAATTGAACAAATGGTTCCAGCAACTACAATATGGAATACGGGA